AAGGATAGCTGTATGCCGCTTTAGCTCAGTTGGTCAGAGCGACGGTTTTGTAAACTACCCGCCTTTATGGCGGTTCTTTTTTTATCTACACCACAGATGTGGTGTTTTTTAATTTCCACGAGGTTATCAAATGCGTATCTGATAATCTCGTGCAGAATTAACAAACTGTGCTATTACGATTATGTAAGCGGCATTAAAAGTGAATGTACGGCGAAATAAGGATTAGCGCGACAGATTATTTACAATCCAGGCATAATACGAATAAAAGTTAGTATTTTAATAATTTGGTTTATAGGTGAACAGCGCTGAGCGGTTTTTATATCGCTAGTACTTACTTAATTAGCTGGTGTTCGAATCTGCCGTTTCAAAAATCTCCTTGATTTTTTATTCGAACGCTCAGCGCTGTTCACTACAGGTCTCCCACGCCTTAAAGTGGGCAGTAAAGCAAAAAACCGCTCAAAAGAGCGGTCACCAAAGCCATTATATCAAATGGCAGATTGTGAGTAAATATGAAAATTAAAATAAAGCAAATCAGAGCGAGTTATCGTTTTGATTTCTTTGATAGAGAGTGGTATTGCAACCACGATAACCTAGAAGTAATTCAGCCTTGCTGTTTTGGTAGAGAAGCCGAATGGTGCGGCTGTCATGGCGAGACTGAATTCTATTGTCCAAATCCTGATTGTGATGGAATCGAGGATGAGGTAGTAGATTTCTACGCCAGAGAAGAGCTGCGCGAATTATGCTTGGCTTAAATAAGATAAAAAAGGAGAAAACAATGAAAAAACTTAATATTGAAACTATCAAAACTATCATCATTACGATTTTAATTACTGCAATCGTCGCTTTTATCGGCGGTATGCAATACCAAAAACGTCAGACTGAACAAGTCAAAACTGAAGCGGCGACAATCGTTAAAGATGTGAAAGTTGAAGTGTCAAAACAGTAGCGACGGGAAAGCGGCAACCGTCGCTAGAACAAACTGCCGCAAAGGTTGAAGCCTCGCCTGCACCTCAAAAACCTGTTGTGGAGGCAGCTAGTGCAGGCGGCTGCGAAAGGTTTCAACCTTTACTTGAGAAATACGATTGGGACGTGAGAATTATGAAAGCGATCATGCAAGCTGAAAGTTCTTGCAATGAAAACGCTACTGGCGATACAAGCCTAACATTTACGCAAAATGGTCGAACTTACGGCTATTCAGTATCACTGTTTCAGGTGAGGATCTTACCAGGACGAGAAGCTTGTGATTCGCGCAACCCAGAAATAAATATTGACTGTGCTTATCATGTGTGGAAATCACAAGGATATAAAGCATGGTCGGTTTATACAAATAAAAGATATTTAAGATTTTTATAGAAAGGAGGTATAGATGAGTGAATTATACAAAGCCTTACAAGAGTTTCGCAAAATAACACCACTAGTGAAAGCCTCAAAAGAAAACCCATATTTTAAAAGCAAGTACGCAGACTACAATGTTGTAGTTAGTGAGACACGAGAAGATTTAGAGAAATGCGGCTTAATGGTTAAGCAGACGATCAGCCACATTGACACTAAAACGGCTATTAAGACAAAGCTTATTCATCTTGAAAGTGGCGAGATGCTTGAAGATATTGCACCAGTAGAAAGTGCGCCCAATAATCCACAAACACAAGGCTCAGGCATTACTTACATGAAAAGGTATTCATATATAGCAATGCTTGATTTACTTGTTGACACTGACGATGATGGCAATCTTGAACGCAAGCTTAAAGAAAGGACTGATAAAGAGTCTGCCGACCTAAAAGCTGCTGAAACAGCCTTACGAGCTTGTAAGACTCTAGGTGAATTGAAAGAGAAGTATATTGAGATTCTCAAAGCCAATCCAAAGCTATCACGTGAACTTGTCGGCGTTAAGGACGAGGTAAAGGCAAAACTAGGAGGTGATAAATGAAAATTCTAGACCTTGAACAGCGAACTCAAGAATGGCTTGATTTTCACGAAGGTAGGATTTCGGGATCATCTGCTAAAGAGTATTCGTCCGTTCGCTATATACCAAAAGCCGAGCTTGTCGAATTCGCTAAGAGTAAAGGTTATGAGTTCCCGAAAAATCTGACAATGGATAATATACGAGCGATGATGACAGAAGATGAATTAAATGAGCTTTATGCTAATGTTCAGCTTAATGACTCCATTTATAAATTGATTGCTCAACGAATAGCCAAGCCAATCAACCCAAATGATTACGTAGACAGAATGCCTGAAGGAGCTACTTATTCAGCTATGCTGAGAGGTCAAATCCTAGAAGATGAAGCTAGGGAATTAATCGGTGAAAAACTTGGCAAGCAGATTATTCCTGGTCGAGTTTGGCAATCTGATGTGAATGAATATATGATCTGCTCGCCTGATGGCGAAATCATCGATGAGACAGGTGACGTTTTTGAGGCGGTTGAGATCAAATGCTTGGATAGTTGGAAAGTCGTAAGGGCTTTTTATGAAAAGCGTCCACCACTTGATTACGAAGCTCAGATTATTCAGTATTTTTTGGTGAATGAAAACCTGCGGACACTTTATTTCTGTATTTATTCGGACGTATTCACAAATCTAGAACTAGGATTACAGATTTTTGAGTTAAAGCGGGAAGATTATCAAGAAGCAATCGAAATGACAGGTAGAGTGCAAAACGCTACTCTTGAGCTGGTTGAAAAAGAAGTCCAAAAATTAATGTTCTAAGGAAAGGATAAGGGTTATGACGGACGAAGAATTGAAGAATATGACATTAAGCGAGGAAGATTTGAAAGAGTCGACATATTTTACTGAAGGCGTTCATGCCGTAACAATCACTGAGGCAGGTTTTGAGAAAAATCCGAATGGCAAAGTGTTTCTGAATGTGAAGGTCGAAGGTGTGAACGGCGAGCAGGGTGAGTCACGATTGTGGTTTACTGGTGCAGCAACACCTTTTTCTGTTGATAAAATCCGCAAGATTTTTGTGCACAACGCCAAAGATGATGACCAGAAGCAGAAAGTTCGTGACTTTTTCAAGAATATGAAAAGTCTGTATGAAATGTCTCAGCTTATTCAGAAGTTACCAGGTAAATCTTGCTGGTATACAGTCGAGAAAACTGAGGAAACTTATACGGATAATAACGGCGACGAGAAACACCGATATGAGCGTAATATCTGGTCATACGAGCCAAAGCTAAAAAATAAAACTGACGAAGTTGTTGAGGATATTCCAGAAGAGGTTGATCTGAGTGAAATTCCTTTTTAGGAGGCTAGATGACAAGACGAAAGAAAACCTACTTATTGGAAACTGATAATGGGTTTGTCATAAAGATAACAAACCCAGATATCAATTTTATGAAGAAATTTAAATGGGTGTTTACAAAAAATAATTTAATAATAAGGCAAATTGGGCGTGGCAAGTCGAGAACTTATAAAGAAAGCTGATAGAGTTTTCTCGAAGTATATCCGTTTGAGAGATTCTGAGGACGGGTTCTTTATCTGCTGTTCGTGCGGCCAAAGAAAGCCTTTTGAGCAGGCTGACGCTGGACATTTTATCAATAGACGATGGATGGCTCTTAGATACGATGAGCGAAATGTTCACGCTCAATGCCGAGCTTGTAATCGATTCGATGAAGGAAATATGGTTGGATACACGAGATTCATGTTGAAGACTTACGGCGAAGATATCGTTGATTTATTAGAAAGTATGAAGAAGCCGTACAAATGGACCGACGGAGAATTGGAAATTTTAATTAAATATTGGAAGGACAAGTTATGAAACTAATCGTGACAGTTGATTATAAGAATGATAAATCATTTGAATATGTTTCTACAAGCACTAAAAAAGAAAATACGATGGCAGAAGTCTGGAAAGGTATCCAAAAACAATTGGAAGAAAAAGGTTATAAGATAATCACTCTTTCTGTGGGGGAGTATGAGGAGGAATAATTAGGAAACCTAAAACGGAGATATATGATGAAACGCTATAAACTACTAAAAGATTTACCAACATTTAAGGCTGGAGATTTGTTCTATCTATCAAAAGATGGTGATCTAAAATACGAAGGCCTGAACTACAAAGAAAATGCCGACAGTGCCCTTTTATACGGAGGTCTGTCTGACACAGGTATAGTAGCTTACGCAAAACAAACACTTGAGAAATTTCCAGAAATCCTCACAGAGTGGTTTGAGGAAATCTCAGAGCCGACAGATAGTATTCATTGGAAGCCTAATTTTGGCGACAAGTACTGGGTTTATTTCTCCGACGGAGAAGTAACCGATTACTTCTGGACTAACAAACTAGCAGATACTGCAAGCTATAAGTTGGGTAGAACCTATCACACTCAAGAAGAATGTGAAAGAGCCTACGAGCGTCAAGTAGCTGAAGTTAGACTACGCCGAACATCAACATTTGAACCAGATTTTGAGAATAACAACAGTGGCTATGTTGTATATTATGACTTTAGGGATAATAAGCTAGATATTTGTTCAACAGCCTGCTGTTCTTATGGCGAGCGTGTTCACTATAAGACCAAAGAAGACGCTGAAAAATCTATCAAAGAAAACAAGCGAGATTGGAAGATCTATTTTGGAATTGAGGAGGAAATATAATGTCAGCAAATAAATTCAAAGTAGGTGATAAAGTTAGAGTTCGCAAGAACCTTGTCAAAGGCAGGCAATACGGTCGCATTTATTACAACGCCGATATGGCAGCCTTAGGCTTAAGTGGTAAGACATTTACGATTAGCGGTGTAGATATAAGTGCTTATCGACTTGAAAACTATGGCTTTTGGTGGTCAGATGAAATGCTTGAACCAGCAGAAAAGACACTGGATAACCTCTGCAGAGGCGACATGATTCGCGATAGTCATGGTGACACCAGAAAGATTTTAGCAGCATTGGACGGCTGTTATCTATTAAACTACGGAGGGAGTGAAGATGCAACTGGTGACTGGTACACAGTGGCTGAATTGAAAAAACTAGACTACCAGGTATTTGACCCAAACAGCCTAAGAGCCATCATCGAAATAGACGGCAAAAAGTATAAAAAAGGCTGATGCTAAGAAGGCTATTAAAGATTTAGAGGCTATAGGTTAGATTATGTACCCAGCATGTCAAATTTGCGGAAAGCCAACTAAGACGATAAGTAGTGAATATTGTCAAGGCACATATTGCGATGGTATACCAAGAGAGTATCCGTCGATAAAGAAGCCGTACACTAAGAAAAAGCTCACACGAGAGATGATTAAAGCTCGGCAAAAGAAAGGACGTAAGAAAAGATTATGAGCAATAAAAAAGAAATTGGGAAAATTACAATTACAGTACATGAGACTGATATTGGCTATGAAGTTAGTACGAAATTTTCTAATGGTATATGTGTCAATATCTCTGGGGTGCGTGCATTAATTAGAACTTTGCGCAATCTTGAAAATATTATAGCTAAACAAGTATTTAGCTCTATGGTTGACGAAGACGATGACTTGGTAAAGTCAATTTTCCTCGATAATTAATAATTATATAATCGGGTACGGTTTGTATCCGATTGAGAAGAATATTAACAATTCAACCGTATAACTGGGTAGATGATAGTAACTTAAAGGTAAGAGTTTTATCACCATCGAAAGATGAAGGGCTGTTGTGATAGCAGTACCCTTAGTGTAGGAGTCGAGAGCCTGCCTATCGTCTACTCAACTGGACAGATGATATGCACTACCTGCCGTCTTCATGAGCAGGGGTCTTAGTGAAACGTCATTCGATTAAATTCATACAAAACTTCTATCTTATGTGATGTGTATCGTCTGTTCAACTGGTAGCACCAACGCACCTTTAATTTTCGGGAAATATATGTACTTAAAAAATCGAAAACAACCATCATTTGGTGCTATCAACTGGTTATATAAGTGGCTCTTGAAACAAATCTGAACAGTGGAAACTAGAGCTAGTCGTCGCTGTTATAGTGTGCGGATGTGACTATACGAGTAAAAATCCCCTCTGACTAGTAAGAATATGAATGCCTAGCACGTTCTGAAGGTTATGGAGCGAACGCGAGATGAGAACTCCTCGGCAAATCATCACCTTATATAGCCAATATGCTCAGGTATGCAAGTGGTTAAAGCAGACAGACTGTAAATCTGTCCCCGTAAGGGTTCGTGGGTTCGAATCCCACCCTGTCCACCAGTTATACGGTTGAGAGTAGAATATATAGCTAAATAAGAGGGATTGTATGTTTTCAATACATCCAATAGAGGTGATGTGGGCACAAGCGCCATCAGATATTAAAATAAATCTATCCCTTAGTCTTATAGTAGAAATACTTAAGATTTCAGAAAACCATCGTATGGAGGTTACTTTTGATGATGAGAAATATGAGATTGTACTTAATAAGTTGGATTAAACCACTAATTTTGTGAACACAAGAAAGGAGTATGAGGCATGAGTAAATTAGAAAAAGAAGTATTGCATGTCTGTAAGCAGTTTGATAACGCTGGTAGAAATTTTGAAGAAACAGTTAATAGTATCTTTGCTTTATGTCCTCAAGGCGAGGGTGCAAAAGATTTAGCCCGACAGGAGCTGCATGACGCAGCTAACCAGTTTATCAAGAGAATCAAGCAAGTAGAAAAAGTTGTGAACAAAATGCTTGACGAGGAGTAAATATGAGCAGTAAAAGCTATAGCAATGGAATGTAGAAAGAGGAAAAAATCAATGGAAACGTTTGAACTATGCAAAAAGCTACACGAGCTAAAGCCTGATTGGCAAACCTTTGGCAGTTACATCATTAAGTTTAAGGGAGATGAACCGCGTATAGAACGTGACAACATCCGACGAACCTGTTATGATTGGGCGCCAGAATACACATTGGAATATTTATTGGATAAGTTACCAAACATTATTGATGGCGACTTTGGCTTTGGTACATTAGCGTTATCCACTAGACAAGGGCAATACAGAAATGGCTGGTTAGCGTTTTATGAAGATGACGAAGGATGCGCAATAGACGATAGTCTAGCCTATGCCGCACAAACACCACTAAACGCCGTATTATGGCTAACCATAATAATGGCAGAAAAGGGCATTTTATGACAAAACTAAAACTCAATGACGTTGTGCAGTTCAACGAAAACCACAAATAGTGTGGTGCTTTGGGAATTGTGAGTGAGATTAAAGAGCTCGAGAACGACACAAAGTACCTGATTGGTGTGCCGATTCCCGAAGCGACTATTGTTAGCACTGCCTATATTTTTGTTATGGCAAGCGACATGGCATTAGAGCGAATTGGTGTAGCAGAGCTAGGAGTTGACACATGCGAAAGTTAATAAAGAAAGGAGATGTCAATGACTGATTACATCACAACAGAACAGTTTATACGCGAGGTGGAGAAGTTAGGATTCACACATGAGGAGGGCGCATTTTGTCTATATATAGAAGATAATAATTATACAATTGCTAATATTAGTCTTAATCAGCCATTCCAAATGGACACATGTTATGAATCTCTAAACTATAAGAATCCCGCACACACAAGTCTCTATGAACTTATGAACCGTTATGCCCGTACCCCATTAGACAAGCGTAAAGCAGAAAAAAGGTATCGCTTACGATTAGATATTGACGATAAGATTAACATTTTTGATGGAAATTATAGATATCTTACTAAAAAGGATAATCATTATTGTTTATCACTATCACATTTAAGCAAGTCCTGGGAAGATTATCAAAATACATTTACCCAAGCTGAAATTGATGAAATGGGTGAAATCACTCGTGGCTTTGTGAAGGAGGAAGTATGATAAAAGTTGAACGAGAACAACTCATAAACTACATTAAGGACAATATCGATATATGTCTAGCTTCTACTGATATTGAGCTTAACCTGGATACCAGAAGTGAGACATTAGACGGCAATATTTTAGTGTTTCCACAGATAGAAGCTACTATAAAGATAGATTATGATAGCTTTGTTGAGTATACTAGAAAACCATTTTCGACAAGTGACGAAATTGGTTTAGAACATTAAATTTTATGGGGAGAAAGCAAAATGATCAAGAAACTATCTAGTGAAAAGAAATCTGAGATTATTACATCGGTGGTCGCTTTTATTGCAATCGCAGGGTTATTCATGCCCCTGGTGTGGGCTATTTATGTGGCGGGTAGAAGAGCGTAATCCGAAATGTATTTACTCTACACTAGAAGAAATAACCAAGCTATTAGATAAGCGTTGCCAAGATGAATATGACAGGAAGTATGTCAAGGACGTTGCTGAAAAGCTAAAAGAATTGGAGGGGTTAAGCTAATGTATATTCCAATAATCACATTCCCTCAATCAGTAGCAAGGTCTGTATTAAAGAGTTTCGCGAGGGATATTATTACTTCTGACGAAAAGCCACACTCTGTTCGCATCAAAATAGAGCATATAGATTGGTATTGTGAACTATTGAGTTCTTTAATTGAGGAGGAGCGATTAAACGCTATCGCGGGAGAACTATCGATTATTCTTGAAACCACGAATAATAAGCACCTTCGTAAAGCGTTGAAAGATAGTCTAACACGTACCACCGCTGCTCGTCGGGCTTTACATAAGAAGCAATGTGCGTTGAAGCGAAACAGGGAAAATGAGGAGAGGAAAAATAATGTGTAAAATAAAGTTTAGAGCTTGGGACAAACTAGAAAAAAGAATGCGCAAAGTTGTATCTCTACATTGGCGAGGAGACGAACTTGTATCAGCTAAACTTGAGGGTGATAATGAGCCGATTCCGATTGAGGGACGGCTGGTAATTGAGCAAGATACAGGGCTAAAAGACGAAAACGGTACAGAGATTTACGAGGGTGATGTAGTTAAATACGGTGATTTGACATACCCTGTGAAACATCAACTGTCAAGGCTTATGTTATCTGCACCAGGCAGGCTTTCAATCTGTCTATCGGAATTGGTATATGATTGCGATACTAATCAATTGAATTGTGAGGTCATCGATAGTATCCACGAAAACCCTGAATTGCTGGAGGAGAAATGAAAACTACCCCAACATCCATACTTGACGCTTGCTGCGGCGGTCGTATGTTTTATTTCGACAAAGACCACCCAAACATTCTGTATATAGATCGCCGGCGCGAAACTGTCGAGATGAAAGACAGAGACAAAATCAGAACACTAGAAATCAACCCAGACCTAATTCTAGACTTTACAGATATGAAGTTCCCTGATGAGTGCTTTTATTTCGTCGTGTTCGACCCGCCCCATCTCATCAACTGTGGCAAGAATAGCTGGCTCGCCAAGAAATACGGTAAATTAGACAAATACACCTGGCAAGATACCTTAAGTAAAGGTTTGAGTGAATGTCTACGCGTCGTCAAGCCTGGCTGTGTCGTCGCTATGAAGTGGAGCGAACGTGATATTAAAACCACTGAATTACTAAAGATATTACCTCAAAAACCAGCTTTCGGCGACAAGTCTGGAATGACGCGGTGGCTGTTTTTTGTGAAAGGAGTTAAAGATGACGCTTGAAGAAATACTGTTTCAGCAATACTTGCTTGGCAGAGATCATGAATCTATGTCTTGGCGCGGCGAGCAGCGCGAGGTCGGCGGTGAGATTTCTGAGGCTAAGAAACAAATTGAGAAAATGCTAAACGATAAATTTAAGCTAGGAATTAAAGTCGGCAAACGCAAGGCGCAAGAAGAGACGATCACAATGAAAAAAGTTATCGAAACGTCAGAAGGCGAACTTGACTAGCCAGAGTTATAATAGACCAAAGAATATGTGATATTGGTATTGCTTATAGCGAGGCTGTTATTCGAAGGCAATTACATGGACGCTCTTTATGAAAGGAGACGAACCATTCCAAGGATTGAATAATGAAACAGGATATTGTAACTATAGTATGCGATAAGTGCGGAAGGTCCATTAGGTCTCGTGATATGTATGGATATTCTCATCAATGTAGCGGGCGTATAAGAGAAATAAACGAGCACTTTAATAAGATTATTTCTTTTGCTAGTACTCAAAAGGAGGTTCGTGAAGCGCGTGAGGCGCGTGCATATGCTAATACTATATACAGTCCTATGTCCGGCTATAGACGACCAATCGACGCCTACTCTCCTCTCAGAGATTATCCTAGGATGTTAAGCTAAAAAGAGACCGCGTAAAGCGGTCCTTTTCGCCACAACGGTTCAGGTTGGAGCTATTTAATAATAGCCTAACCAAACCGTTATTTCAAGTTTAATTTCTTAAATTCTTTAACAATAACCATGCGAAGATAAGCACTAACGGTCAATCCATGCTCGTCTGCAAGTTTTTGTAATTTAACTTTATCTTCTGGAGAAACCTTAACTTGTATATACTCTGTTTTTAGTGTTTTACTCATAGAAAAATTATACCATCTATTGTAAATCCTCTATTTTGATCTTCCCATTCGCAAAATCATGAGCTATTTTGTCTAGAAGCCGATTGCTGCCGTCTAATACAATACCACGTCCACATTTCAATTCGTTATTATCTGTCACGCCAATCCAAATGCCTTTTTTGGAAAGTTTACGATTCGTATAGTCATCTGTAATATTCCGCGTAATATCGCCAGCACAATATAAAGTTGGCTCGTTGTAGATTTTTGCAGCTTTTGCAAGATTAATAAATTTCATTTTCTTACTCCCTTTATTTAGTTGAACCGTTGTAGCTAGAGGCTGTGCTGTCGCGCCTTAGTTATTTTTGCGCCGCTTCTTATCTAACTGTCCTCAGTATAGCAAAACGTATTTACAATGTCAATACGTTTTTTAAAGATTCTTTAAAATTGTAGTGAAATTCTACATATGATATAATAAATACGAAAATACGAATAGTGTGAGTTGAGAGAACGCAACTCTAAAGTTAAACGTTCTTATGTTTTTTGAAAATGAGGTGGATATGGATAAAAAGCCGAGAAAACTAAATCCAAAACAGGAAAGATTCTGTCAACTCTATGCGAGCGATAGAGAGTTTTTTGGTAATGGTACCCAAAGCTATATAGAAGCTTACAATCCCGATAAAACAAAGCCTAACTGGTATAATGCTGCTAGGACGAGAGCCTCTGAGCTCTTGACAAAACGTAACATTCTTAATAGGATAGACGAGCTATTTGAAGCTGGTGGATTGAATGACCAGTTTGTCGATAAGCAAATGGAGAAGCTTATCACGCAGGACGCTGATTTCAAAGCTAAGATGTCAGCAATTAAAGAATACAACAAGCTCAAACAGCGAATAACCGAAAAGAAAGAATTACACGTTAAACTTCCTAAGCCAATCCTTGGTGATTTGGTGGAGGGCGAACAATAATGTTCGTCTTGACCAGTTCAACAAAAAGATTAGCAAAAATGAGCAAGCGTATTCGTGGAGTCTGTGGTGGAACATCAGCTGGTAAGACTATCTCTATCCTTCAAATACTCATTAGCAAAGCTCAGAAAGATAAGCGACCGACTCTAACAAGTGTTGTGTCTGAATCATTCCCACATCTTAAAAAAGGTGCTATGCGTGATTTTAAGAATATTATGCAGGAACATGGCTATTGGAAAGAATCAGCTTGGAACGCTACAGACTCTATTTATACATTTGAAACAGGCTCTAAAATAGAGTTTTTCAGTGCCGACCAACCAAGTAAAGTACGTGGACCACGTCGTGATCGATTATTTATAAACGAGTGTAACAACGTAGCTTATGAAGCCTTTGATCAATTAGAAGTTCGAACTAATATTGAAACTTGGCTGGATTGGAATCCAACGAATGAATTTTGGTTTTATACAGAAGTCTTAGGACAACGCGATGATGCTGAGATGATCACAGTTACTTATAAAGATAATGAAGGTTTGCCTGAAACGATCATTCAATCAATTGAAAATCGCAAAGACAGAAAACAGTGGTGGCAAGTTTATGGATTGGGTCAGCTAGGCGAGATTGAGGGCAGGATTTACAAAGGCTGGAGGATTATAGACGAAATACCTCACGAAGCCCGTTTAGAGGGCTATGGATTAGATTTTGGCTACTCAAACGACCCAACCGCTATAGTCGCGATTTATTACTATAACGGTGGGTATATTCTAGATGAGATACTTTATCGAAAGGGTATGAGCAACCAGCAAATTGCCTCATTTATGAATAACTTAGATTTTGGTGTGATTGTAGCCGATTCAGCTGAGCCGAAATCGATTGACGAACTAAAACTATACGGTTTGTCTGTTGTAGCTGCGAAAAAGGGAGCTGGATCTATTTTACAGGGAATAAATTATGTTCAAGAGCAAAGCGTTTCTGTCACCAAGCAAAGCATTAATTTAATTAAAGAGTATAGAAATTATTTATGGCAAACAGACAAAGATGGCAAGACTGTCAATATACCAGAAGGTGGTTTTGATCACGCCCTAGACGCTGTTAGGTACAAGCTGTCTAGCGTTTTAAAGCCAAAATATGAGCAGAAACCAATAATTCAAACGTCAGGAGATCTAGCACAATTATGGAGTTAAGATTTGGTGAGGTTAAAAACAAATACGTTACAGATGGCGTAGAGGTTGAAGAAACTAGGAAGATAAGGGATTATATGACTGCTCAAAGTATCCGCTCATTTACGATTCCTGTGAAAGTTAGTAGCTTTGATGAAGTACGACAGGAATTTGACGATCTCATAAAACAGGCAGAAAATGGTGAGTGTCTAGATATATCATTGAACGTCAGAATTGATAAAAACACAGGACTGCCGCAAATGGTAAAGAAAACTATTCTTGATAAAAGTTCAAGGTTGTAGACGCTAAAAAATAAATATGATATTATAGACGCGTAACAAGCTACTGGGAAAGCCCAGCGTGATGATTACATAACAGTAATTTTTACGTTGGGAGTAATCAGTGGCTTTTTCTTATGTCGATGAAAATAATATCGGCGACGCATATGAGGATAGTAAGAAAAAATACGCTTCAGCATTAGCGAATGTTGATGAATACGAGCGTATTGCTCTTAATAAGCCTAAAAATAATTTACCATCGGGTTTCCCAGATATGACAGATGGTACAACCGCTAGTTATGTTCAGTCACGTCCTAAAAGTACAATCCAGCAAATCCCAACAGGTCTGGTGACGAGTTTAGATAAAGATAAAGATTTGGCTGGTATTGCTAATTTAGTTCTCACAGAAGACATTGTTCCAAACGCAAACACAACTGGTAGTGTTTTACAGAAATCCTGGGGAGCGTCGAGTAAATCCATGACGTATGGAGCTCAGCCTGCATACTGCTTCTACACACAACACGGAGATTATTTTGGTGCAGACTTCAAATTACCATACATAAAAGACGTTATCTTAGAATCTGGAAAAGTCTACGACAAAGACTGTAACGTTATTTTCTTACGAGCGTGGTATCAACCAAATGACATTAAATACCTAATTTACCGCGAAAAACAATTAAATAAACAGGGAATAAAGAGTGGCTGGCGTCTAGATAAGCTTGTCAATCTACAAGCTAAAGAGAAGGATAATGAAAGCAAAACTCCTGCTGAGCGTGCTTTAGGGCTTGAAATGGGTGGTATTGAAATTATCTTTGCCTTTCAGAAAGGGAAGGGTGCATTATTTTACGGTTATAGTCCAGACAACAAAGAGGTTGTCTACTCGACTGTCAACCCTGACCCGAGAGGTGTTATCCCGATTCATTTTCTATACCACGACATGGACATGTCTAGTCCAATTGGACGCGGTGCAGTGGAGCTTGTAGCAGGTCTTCAAAACATGCTCGATTCAGAGATACAAATGTACCAGTATGCAGAAGCTCTAGGATTAAACCCACCACTCATGAAACGAGGTTCATTTGACACTTCAACGATCAGATATAAATTAAACGCTATTTGGGATTTAGGAACAGATCCTAACGCAAGCATTTCACCAGTTAATATTTCTACGCACGCATTAAGTAATTTCTCGAACAATTATGGTCTAATCAAGAGTCAGATCTTAAATATAAACAACGCTAATGATACCAGTATATCTGCTGAAGTCGGCAATCCTGGCTTTTCTCGAACAGACAGCGGTGTTAAAGCTCAGCAGGAACGCACGAGCGTTAGTGATAATTATCTTCGCAAACAGTTCGAAGACTGGTTTGGTGATGTCTGCGAAACAATGCTCAATATTCATTTTGCTCTATCTGAAGGTACGAAGACAATTGAGCTCACTCAGGAATATATCAAGCGTCGACAAGTTGAAGATCCTAATTTTAATGCAACTACAGCTACCGTTGATTACAGCCAAGAAATAAAGGGCTTTAAGTTCAAGGTTGATGCATCCACTTCAAAACTAAAAGATGACGAGCAGTCAATGGAAAACCTAAAGGGAATACTAGAACTGGTTCAGTCTGACCCTGAATTAGGTCAATATATTCGCAAAGATCAGTTATTAAAGCGAATGATCACTAAATCCGGTGTAGATGACCCTGAAGAGTTGATTATAGACCCTGATCAAAACAATAACGGCATAGCCGATAGTGAGGAGCAATATGAATAACGATTTAATCCCAAACGCTGGGCTTTCTTGGGGTATTCCAGAAGAACGTGAAGAAAAGGAGCAGAAGGAGCGAGTAGCTGCTCAAAAAGAGATTGATGTACTTCAGGTTCTCCTAAAGGGTATGGACGAAAAAATTCAGTTAGCGCAAAACATCAATCAACTGACTATGAATCCTGAGACTTCAGAAGAGTCGTTAAAAGTTCAATTACTTGCTGCAAGATGGCGTGTCAACGACCTGACGGAACTAAAGGCATGGATTCAGGAACAGGTGGAGAAAACAAATGGATAAGAAAGACGTGAGAGACAAATTAGAGCAGCCTCTTGAGACTGAATCTCTTTTAAAGAGCCATGAATTTAAGCAAGAGGGTAGAGTTTTGGTTTGTGTCGATGACCCAAGTTTAACCGCAATTCTTCCACTCGGAGTGTATTTATTTGGCGAGAAAGGAGCATATCGACTAGAGAAGTTGTTTTAGGTGGGCTGCAGGCTGGTGGTGTTTTTTGTTAGTTTTATCACCATCAGCCTAGAGCTCATCTCCTTGAACTCTCATCTGCGCACCGATGTAAAAGGTCGTAAATAACTAAATAAAAGGAGTAAACACCGTGGAAAATACCACTACAGACGTAAATACAAGCCAGAACGCGGCAGATGTGTCGTCAGCATCAGACAGTTCAACCGACAACCTTGATTTCCAAAATGGCTTCTGGGAAGAGAGCGAACAGTCGGAGGGCGAGTCCAAAACAGACGAAACCCAAGAAAAAGAAACTGAGGACAAATCTGAAGATAAGTCTGAAGAGAAGTCTGAAGAGAAGCCAGAATTTCCGAAAGCAGAAGAGCGTACGGCTCAGCTGAATAACGAAATTCGAGGATTGGTAGCACGCCGAAACGAGCTGCAGCAAGAAGTTTCTCAATACGAGGGTATTGCAAAGCTTCAGCAGCAGATCAACGAAAATCGCGTGACGCCAGAGCAGCTAGAGGCTATGGGTTTAGACCCACAAGACGCCGCAGTGCAGTCACTTCTCTATAATCAAGAGATTGATAAGCACCAAGCTGAGCTCAATCAAGTTCAAGCTGATATTGCTGATCTTCAGTACAATATCGCACTTGATAGGGTCGAGTTGCTCAAAGACTACCCTGTATTCGACGAGAAATCGCCAGAATACGATGCAAACTTTACCGACAAAGCCACTCAGCTGTACATGCAAGCAGCCAACCTACAACTGAATGAGGAGGGTGCGCCAGTGTCAGCAGATATGAAGCTATACGAGTTTATGTCTGCTTTAGCTGATGTACGCGCAGAGGGTATTAAAATCGGTAGCCAAAAAATATCAAAAACAAAACAATCTGCCGCGGTGATGAATGCTGGCGGTGCACAAACAACTAACTCTGAAGAAGACCCTGTATTGAAGGGCTTTGACGAAGAATAAGAAAAGGAGAACCTAAATGTCAGTAGTATTAACAGACAAAGTTGCTTCTAAGGTTGATGAGCGATTTACTCTCGCGTCGTTTACCGAAGGAGAATATTCAAGCGATTACGATTGGGTTGATGCAGCCACCGTGAAGGTGAACTCAACGCCAACTGCTCCATTATCGGCATACAACCGCACTGGAGATGACCGCTATACAACGACCAACATTGAAAACAAACAACAGGTTATGACCTTGTCGAAAGATGAGGGATTCCGCGCAATTCTTGACAAAATGGATCAAAAACACACCTCAGGCGCCTTGAAGGTTGGTCGATGGATGCGCAAGCAAACCGATGAAGTGTTTATTCCTACTCTGGATAAATACCGCCTAGCATATCTAGCTACTTCAGCTGCTACAAACAATATGCTGATTACCGAAGCTATTACTAAGAGCACTGTTTATGACAAGTTTTTGGAGCTGAACGAAAAAATGACAGACGAACTTGTGCCAACTGAAAATCGTACCTGCTGGATGACTGCAAAAGCTTACAACTTCTTCAAGAGCGGTGGGTTTGTTACCGATTCTGATGCGGGTATGAAGATCAAACAAAAGGGTGTTGTTGGTCTGATCGATAACGTCAAGATCAAGGTTGTTCCTCGCTCATACTTGCCAGCAAAGCACGAGTTCATCATTGCTTACAAGAACTCATGGCTTGCTCCGAAAGTATTGGCTGAGTGTATTGACCACGGCGACACACCACAAGCAAGTGGTAACACGATTACTGGCCGGTTGGTATATGACTGCTTCGTACTTGACATGAAAAAGAAAGGTATCGCAGCTCTTAAGACTGCTTAAAGGAGGACAAGATGGAAGAGAAAAAGTATATAGACCCAGCAGAAAGCGCACGCGAACTGTGTCTAGAGCGATTCAAGACAGCTGATCCTGAAGGCTATGAAGCATTTATCTCTGCTGAGAAAAAAGCTACTGAGAAGGCTGAAAAGAAAGCTGAGAAAAAAGCTACTGAGAAGGCTGAAAAGAAAGCTGAGAAAAAGGCTACAGAGAAGTAGCTTCTTGGGGCGGGGAAACTCGCCCCATCTCCGCGTTTTGCCTCTCCGCGATAAATGAGAGGTCGAAGATTAACAATTTGGAGAGAGACTTGGTAGAGTGTGTTATATATCGCTCTATGGTGCTATAATGATGGCAAATCATTTAATCTTGTGGGAGAAGATAGATGAGGCAGTGGATCAAAAAAATAGATTGGGCAGAAATTGGCGGATATTTAATGGTAGCAGCATTTTGGCTAGGCGTGTTTGGGTTTATATATAGACAACAGATATACGACTACTTCGCACCAGTTTATTACAAGCCTTGCACGGTAGAAACTATAAATTACGATACCGTCAACATAGACAAGGGCAAATCTCGGTACGAAACAAGTCGTATAGAAACTGTCGGTCAGAATGGTTCAAAACAAGTCTGTAAAGCCTCAAAGTCTGGACACCCTAACAAAGAAACTATTGTAAAACAGCCAGTCAATCAGGTTGTCAGATATACGCCAACTTCTAAAGCTGCATATAATTGTATGTATAATGATGACTGTGGAGAAGCCATGGACGAGGGAGAACCAGACTATAATGAAGAATATATGGAGTATATGGAATCTCAACAAGGAAACTCAAGAGGTGGTGCAATCTGTCGAGACGGCACAAGGTCGTATTCAACTGGAAGAGGAACTTGTTCGCATCATGGTGGAGTAAGTCAGTGGTTATACTGAGCTCTGTATTGACAATTCATCTCTGTTGTGCTAGTGTGTAAGCATGAAAAAGGTCATAGTCATCACTGTTGTTTTAGCGCTTGTAGTGGGTGGTGGTGTGCTATGGAAAATTAGAGAAAACCGCTTAGTTGCTAAAGCTGCTTACCTAGAGGCAAAGTCGACTGAAGGACAGGCGTATAATAAAGGATTTACTAAATACGAGATGGGTCCAGCAGACCCTCAGGAGATCCTAGAACTAGTAAACCAAGAACGTGCAAGAATTGGTGTAGCACCATTAGTGGTAGACGAAAACGTACAGAAGAGTGCTCAACTAAAGGCAGATGATATGGTATCTAAGGGGTATAGGCAACATAATATACCTGGAACAAATAGTATGTTATCCCCCGAAATGGCACAGTTAATGTATCGTGACGTTGGATGTTCTCGTAGTGGTGAGAACCTCACATGGGGCAAAGATGGAGACAACGAAAGCACAAGCCAAGCGTCCTTTACTGCTTGGATGAATTCAGAGCCTCACCGTAAAGCCATACAGAACCCTAAGTATACGAAAACAGGCATTGGTGTAAAGAACGGTGTCGTCGTCCAACACTTCTGTGAACTCAAATAAATAATATATTCCATCAAGTCTCTCTCCTTATAACAAAATAAGGAGATTTTTTATGCAAGGAAATGCAACATACCGTCAGTACTTGCAATACCATGCTAATAACCACCCATCAGCTGCCAAGCGCGCCGAGGCTAAGGCGCTTTTGAACGTGGTTGGTGATGATGGCAATCTTGACGGCAATTTCTTAATGGGTCAAAAAGTAGACCGAGGTTGGTTCAGATCACCAGATATTAGAGAGCAAACATCAAACGGTTATACCGCTTCAACAGTCAATCGTTCAGTCAACCCATGGTGGAAAGAGTCGTATAACAGCTGGAGGGCTAACCAAAACTCACAACATCAAAATGAGACCCCTGAATCTGGTGGCGGTGGCTACTACGGTGGCGGTGGCTACAACCCCTACGCTGCTCAGGAAGCTCGTAACAAGGCAGATGCTATCGCTAAATACGATGATGAGATTAACCAAGCTAACTCAGCTATTAATCGTCTAGGCGGACAGGAAGCTGTTGGTATTGCTAATGCTGGAAAAGCTAGAGACCGTGCATGGCAAGAAAACGAAAACAGCTTCAATGAGTCAACTGGTCGTTACAACATGAACACCAAAGACTCTATCGACAACATCAAAAAGACTCGAGACCAAATTGAAAGCGACACCGCAAGTAAAGTTCGCTCGGCTAAAGGCATTCTATCTGCTGGTGGAGCAGGAGACAGTTCGTTTGCTAAAATCCTCGCACCGTACGAGATTGCTAAAGCTGCCTCAAAACAGCAGGGTGAGGCTCAGGACGCATACGCCAAGAACCGCCGAGATATGGATATCAACTACTTCGCAGTTAAAAACGCCTACAAAAAGAACCAGGGTGATATTGAAGGCGAATATAACAACCGTGTGAACAGTGTGAAGCAAAAGATAGCACAATCCCGCGCTGAACTATTAGACCGTATCAGAAGCGCCAACGTGGGTAAACAGACGGCAAATGGCTCAAGCATGGCAGCGGCTATTGCAAGCCAACAAGGCACACGTGACCAAATCAACCGATTAGGTACAGAGATTGACGAATTAGGACGTGATCGCAGTATTCCTATCCAAAAAGTGGAATGGAAAGCACCAGACCTCGCTACATACGACCCTAAGGACGTAACCGTCAAGGATAACTCAGAGGTCGGTGGTGTGAATGATGAGATCTCACCAAACTTGCGTCCAATCTTAAGCGACGAAGAAAAGAAAAAGAAGCAACAGTTAATGTAGGGAGGTAGCAGGAGATGGATTTTTTTCAAAGGATAGGTAACTTTTTCAGCGGAAAGGGCTGGATTAATGATGAGGAAAAACGCCGTAAGGAACAACAAGCTCAACCAGCCCAGCCGCAGCCAAAGGTTACGTTTAATAACCAGGCTAATACTAATGCGCGCTGGAACAATACATCTAATTGGATAAATAGTTCATCTCCTGCCGCCATGAAGCCTACAAATACGATCAAAGCAGATACAGCACCTAAAATAGATACGGTGCCAAAGGCGAATGAGTTTAAGGATAATCAAATTAAACAAGAAACCAAGCCGATTATCCCGCAAAAAACAGTTAATGAAGCGCCAAAGAAACCAACATTCTTTGATTATTTAAATCCATTTGGCGAACATGGTCTGTTCGGCGTAAAACAGCAACAAACCTTTAAGAAGACAGTAGAAAAACCTGTCGTAGATAATATTAATAAGTTCAATAACTGGATTGACTCTTCAGACAAGGAAAAAGGATTCCAATGGAACGATCCAGGAGATTATGCACGATTTGCCGCCAAGATCCCTGGAGGTATGGTTCAAGGATTGGCAGAAGCGCCCAATAAAATAGCTAATACGATTACAGGTATAGAAGCAGACGAGAACGGCAAAGTTAAACAGTTAAATGGCTGGCAGCGACTAGGAAAAGGGCTAGACGCAGGTATATCAGTTGGTGGACTAGGATTCGGTGGTTCAGGCACATTGATACGCTCTGCGATTGGACAAGGAGGTAAACAGCTGGCGGGACAAGCAGCTAAACAAACTATAGCTAAAAAAGCGCTAGGACTTGGCGGAAGTGTACTAAAGGATGCCGCCAAAGAAGGCGCAGAAGAGGTCGCTCAGACCTTTGCACAGGATTTAGCTGATGACGGTAAAGTAAACACCAAACTAGGAGATTACGCACAATCTGGGGCACTTGGTGCGCTTGGGGGCGGCATGATGAGTGGTGCTGGTCATATTGTAAATGGTGTTAAGGGAGTGGTGAGGAATAAGATTAATCCTTATGGAGAGAATGGTGTCGGGATTAATCGACTATCTCCAAACCAAATGAAATACAATGCCGCTGAAGTTATAGGTGTTATAGCTGGAGATACAAGAAAGCGCCTTAGTCAGGCAGCTTTTGGTGATCTACAGAAGGCACGAACTGGCAATCCATACCGAACAAGTGATGGGATGGATGTGGAGCTGAGTAAAGCGGGCAATAGAAAATACACGAGTACAGGAGCTCGTGCTATTAATGATAATTTTATAGTTAAACAGCGCTTGGCGCCTCAAATAGATGAGGTTATTGCAAAATCCAAGCTTATTGATAGCGCTGAAGACGCCAAGAATCACGGAATAGCACCTGATGGGTTTGATTACAGAGAAATTCCTGTGCGATATAGGGGTAAAGATTATGTGTCAACAATAGATATTGCAAAGAATAATACAACAGGGCGCAATACTCTTTATGAAGGTAATGTGCGAAGCCAAGAAAAAAGCCACCCAGGTGACCTTAACGGTGCGCCCCGTGGACAAGCCGAACGGGGACTGGGCGACTTTTCTAATGAAAATATAGCACGAGAAGTTCAGAATGTCAATGACGAGAATGTCTACAGGCCAACAAAGCCAGGCTTTTTCGGTACAGCTCCTGAAGATTACCACTATAGAATCGAGCAAACACCACACAGCAAGTATGTAATCGTCGAAGAGTACGCTGATGGCAGTCCATCACAGCGATACTCAACACATTCAGACATTGCCATTGCCAAGCGTGAAGCACAGAGATTAGCAGAAGGACTAGAGAAGCCAATTCAGGTCGAAAAAACGGGCAAGGGCTACAACGGATTCACTGAACGATCAGCTGAAATTGAGCTAAAGAAACTACAAGCAGTCCACCCAGAGTACGATTGGGAAATCAAACCAGCCGAGCATATGGATAGCTACGATATAACGCGAGGTAAATATGGTATTAAGGGGGTGCTACGTGAGAGTGACGCCCGCCTCGACGGTCCAAATCACCCGACAAGAACCTACGAGGTTAATAAGGCTGCGCCAAGAGCCGAAGAGGGGCTAGACCAAACACAAGAATCATTTGAGCCACTTGGCGCCAAGATAGAATCGCCTCAAACCAATGACACGCCAGACAGTCTTGATATTGACAACATCGAAGCTGCCGACATAGACCCATCTGAATACGCTAAAGAAATGACCAAACAGCAGGAATTGGCACATAAAGGTGAACAACCTACTCTCAAGGAGCGTTGGCAAGACTTCAAGGCGGATATGCGTGAGAAATTCGTAGACAGGTTTGCGCCTATCGAGGACAGAATTACCAATGAAGCAGACCAGCTAGAGATGAGAAATGCCCTGGATAGAACCCTGAGAGCAGACAGTTTATCTGAAGCATTTATTCGAGACAATAAGTTTGATCAACTAATCAATAGTTTCAGAAACAAAAAAGAAATGCAGATGTTTGACCAGGCATTGATCGCTAAACACGCTCTAGAATTAGAGAAAAACGGTGTACAAACTGGGCGAGACCTCGCAAAAGACAAAGCACTCATCCGAGAGGCAGATAAGCGTTTTGAAAATGAATTTGCTCAGGTGAGGGAGTATTCAGATAAGGTCTTACAACAGACTGTAGATTATGGGCTTATCAGCCAAGATACAGCCAACTACTTACGGAAGAAGTACCCTGAATATGTGCCGTTTGACCGTATCTTTTCTGATAGTGAATTAGACGCTCGTACAGGACGAGGAAGAGGAGGCGAGGCAAGCCTCAGTAAACAGGATATTGTCCAGCGAATAAATGGCTCACAGAGGGCTATAGACAGTCCGCTCAATGCGTTAGTCATGAAGACTCAGGACATGATTCAACAGGGTGAACGCAACAAAACAGCAGAACTTCTGGCGAGTTATGCAAAAGATCCAAAAAACCCATTCCTGCTAAAAGAATTGAAGGATGGAGAGAAGGCGAATGGACGACCAACGATCAGCTACCTAGACAAAGGTATAAAGCGTACATTCCTTGCCGCACCTGAAGTCGCTAATGCAGCTAAAAACCTGAATCGTGAGCAGGTGGGTATCATCTTAAAAGCCTTGATGCAGCCAGCCCGCTTGCTGAGAATGGGTGCGACATCAATCAATACTGGGTTTACTATGGCAAACGTTGTTAAGGACTTTGTGGGCGCTAGTGTGAACTCAAAAAATGGGTTCTTTTCAACAAATCCGAAAGTCCTAGCCAAAGCATTAGGTGTAGCTTTTCATCATAAGGGTGATATGTACCTAGAAATGCAGCGCGCTGGCGTGTTAGGAAACAGCTATGAATTGACTCGTAATGCTGCTCAGTTAAACCTTAAGGAAATACGCAGCCACAAAAACTTCTGGCGACGTTCAGCGCACAATATAAAGAAACCTCTTCAAACACTAGAGAACACGATCGGACGTAGCGAGGATTTTGGGCGAGCTGTTCAATATCTCTCAAACAAAAACTATGCGAAACGCCATGGGATGAGTGAGTCAGAGGCGATAAAGTTCGCAGCTGATCAAGCGAGGTGGAACTCCACAAACTTCTTGCGCAGTGGTTCATATGGTAAAGTCATAAACGCCATTGTGCCGTATTCAAACGCAGGTATTCAGGGTCAGCGAATTATGCTCCGCAGGATGAAAGAAAACCCTGTAAGGTATACTACAAAAGTTGTTTTAGGCGTGGCAGTCCCTACTGTTTCTGCCTTGGCTTTCTCATACGGAAGTGAAAAGGGTAAAGAAGTCATGGATAACCTGCCTGACTATGTCAAAGAAAACAATGTGGTGATTGTAGCCCCAGGAGTGACTTATAACAAAGAACAAAACAGATGGGACGGGGTGTTTATGGTTCCAGTACCACCTCAATTCGCACCGCTCCACCGACAACTTCACAACATGACGAAAAGTGCTATGACAGGACAACAATTTGATATGGGCAAAGCCGCTGGAGACACCGTAGAACAAGTTACAACCGTCAATCCATTGGAAATAAGGCGCACAGCTTCTCAGTATGTTCCGCAAGCCGTAAAGCCAGCCATAGAGACTTGGGCAAACAAAAACCTATACACTGGTCAAGAAGTCGTACCAGAAGGGATGAAAAACCTTGCTGGAAAAGATCAATGGGACAATAACACCAGCCTAACAGCTCGAAAATTTGGAGAGCTAACAGGGCTCAGTCCTAAGCAAGTCGATAACGTTTTCAGAACATCGACTGCTGGTGGTGGGCAAAACTTGCTTCACGGTACAGACTGGGCTATTGCAAAAGCCACAGGAGCTTCTGACAATGAAATAAAGGGTAGAAGCATACTAGATTCTATTACTGGGCGATTCTACGCGCCAAAAGGCACAAGCCAAGGATCGTACTATTATCAGTCGCTCGAAAAAGCTGCTAAAGACAATAAGCTTGCTGGTAGCGATTTGGAGTTTTTCCAGGGGCTAACTTCTAGAAAGTATAATGAGAACGGTCAGGCAGAAGGTAAAACGGAAGCTGACGCTATAGCGCATAGTCGACTTCTGGCAAGTAAGCCTGCCCTCGTAAAAGCTCTCAGTGAAGCCGCAAGATGGCGGTCAGAGCAAACAGGCGAAGAACTAGACCCTCTATACAAACTTCCAGTGGACAAACAGCAGTACTTCTATCACCTGCAAGGTTCACCTAAAAATGGCGCCGAGCAGAGAAAGCTAAAACAAGATGCACCTTGGCTAGAGGACTTCCAAAAAGAAAGAAGTGCATACTTTAAGCGTCAAGACTTCAAATCTGGAAAGAGTAATCGAGTGCCATACCCAGAGGTGAATGATGAGCTTCAGGCTACTCTAAAAACATACCACGACATGCCAAGTAGCCCTCAGAAATGGGCATTCTTGGACGCTCACCCTGAACTATCAGATCACTTTAAGCAGATAGAAGACTACAACAATAAGGTGAGAGAAGCTCAAGGTTACGCTCCACTGCGGACTCGCCCGCAACAAAGCCAATACGTAAAAATGCAAATGGCTAATAAGAACTGGCGAGACCCTGCCGTTGCTAAATATTTACAGGATATGAATGTTTACAATATCACAAATTCGGCTTCTCTGGCGGAAATGCAAGGCGAAGATCTGTCTCCAAAAGCTCTGAGAGCTATTCAGAGTTTGAGTAGGTATGGATTGGTCAAAAATCCAGACGGAACTTTTGCTCTTAAATACCCAGATGGTCAAGGCACAAACGAATCCCACATACAAGCTGGTGCGGTAGATACAAATAGTTTCTGGAGTAGAGGTGGCCGCAGAGGATACAGAGGGCGAGGAGGCAGTACTGGAGACGGCACTAGGACCTCTACAGATGCACTTAAAACAGCCAATGCTACAGCTATTAGCATGAATACGTTTAAGCGCAATCGGTCTTCAGAAACGCCTCAATTTACAGGTAAGGCTATTCAGTTAAATCAACTACTAAAATCACGAAAACCAAAAAGTAGAGTAGTTACTTTTCGATAGTCATATGCTAAAATAAAATTAATTCTGATCTACCAAAGTGCTTGGCGATTGGATACATAAAAATAACTTGTGGTTATTTGTGTATTCGTTGCCAAGCACTTTTCATGAATGACCGCGAAAGGTGGTTTCATGAAAGTAGAAGAAGCAATAAATCTTGCTTATCAAACGGCGACGGGAAAGACAAAAACACTCAGTCCTGGTAACTCAAAATACGAGCGTATGCTCAATATTGCCAATATGGCTACTATGCAATGGGAGGGTGAGCCAGATGTTGTATGGGGTTCTTTGTGCGAAGATAGGGCAATAGGCGTAATTGACGATAATACTTCATACAAGCTACATGAAGATGTCAGGACAGTAGATTTTCGCAAGTTTGTTCGGCTAACGAAAGATGCTCAAAATTGGAAATTTCCGTTTATATCCCCCCAAATGGCTAAAGATGGATGCTATGGCGTCATTCAATTAGGCTGGAGGCTAGACTTTAAGGGTCTATCTGAGCAGATGAAAAGTGCAGCAATTATCGTGCCTATAGTCCGCCACGCAAAAAAACTAACAAAAGCTGATGACATTATAGAAGTTGATGACCCATATTGGTTAGTGTACATGATCGCAGCTGAGTTTGTGCGTAATAGTCGCACTAAATCTAATCAGTATGGCAATTTGATCACCCTAGCACAGTCCTCAATGGAGGGTATGAAGAACCGCAACGGGTATAAGTTTGATGAAGTGCCTCGGGAGGACATTTGGCTATGATCAGGCCGCCCAAAAGCACTCCCCAGCCTAATATTGATAGGTTAAGCATTAAAGCCTGGAGTAAGGGATATATTTCTGCTATGGACGCGGGGCGTATGCCTAATAGCGGTTTACTAAAAATGACCAACGCCAGGTTAAAACAAAATGGAACAGTTGCTCCACGTCCAGGTACCAGGCAATATGGTGACACTCTACCCGGTGAAGTTTTAGGCTTTGATGAGTATGTTGAAATTATTGATAATAAACGAGTAAATAAACTCCTCGCAATCGTAAAAGACGGTAACAGAGCACACACCTATACTGCATTAGATGGAAAGGGCTGGACTAAAATCGATGGGGTAGATTACCACCCTGAGGCGTATCCAACTTTTACTCAGGTTAGAGACAGGGTAGTGGTGACGAATGGAGAAGACTATTTATCCTATTATGATATTCAAAAGAAAAGAAACATCCGCCCAACAGCCCTACCAACAGTCACTGGCGTAAAAGCTGAAGCTTTTGGCATAACGGGAACAAACGACACTCTCTATTACTGCGTGACAGCTGTAAAGAATGGAGAAACGGCACGAAGCGATGCAGCTAGTGTAAAGGTTAGCAAGGGACGTACTGAATGGCGTGGTAAAAACGTAGACAAAACAAAAGGACAAGTTGAAGAATACGTCAAAATAACTTGGAATAAGATAAAAGATGCAGAATATTACGTTCTTTATTGCGGAATATCACCAACAAGTATGCGAATGATGGATGTTATAGGTCAGTCTAAAGATGACGCACAAACTCAATCATATGACGATATCGGACAAAAAATACTCAATCCTAATGTTATTCCCCCTAACTCTAATAGTACGGCAGGAGTGAAAGCTGCTCGTTCTACTCTAATAGCAAGTCGCCTATACTTAGTGGGAGATAAAGATGATCCATGGCGGATTACTTTTGGCGGTGCTGATCCAGATACTATGCTAGATTTTTCGGCTTTTGCGGGTGGCTATATTCGAATAAACGCGGGGTCTAAAGAAATACCTGCCGCTATACAACCTTTCAGGAATGGTAAAGGTGATGCCGTGCCGATGATTCTATGCTCAGAAACAAATGGTAACGGAAGCTTAAAGTACCTTCAATCATCAAGCATGCAGCTAGATTCTACAAATATTCAATGGATTAGTGTGATTGATGATAACGGACGAGACGGCACCGACGCACCGAACTCGGTCGCGATATATGAAAACTCACTTTTTTACATCTCTAAAACTGGGCTTAAAAACACTCTTACCAAGCCACAAATGCAGAATGTTTTGTCTACCGAGAATAAGGCAGACTCTATCCAGCCCGATATTGAGCGCTTAAGCAGCAATTTTATACACAAGTCTATTGGTTTGGAAGTCAACGGGTTGCTATATTTCGCTGTCCCTGTCGGTGGAGATAAATTAAATCAATTATGGGTACTTGATATGAAGCGCGGCGGAGCGTGGTGTATGCCATGGACGGTTGGGAATATTAACGACCTAAAAGTCTATGGGAGCAGTGATGGTAAATCTAGAGTTCTATTGGCAATAGGCAATAAACTCATAGAGTTAACCGACGAAGTCAAGCTGACAGATGATGGAAAGCCGTTCATCGCTGATATTGGTTCTGGGGCTATCAAATTTTCTGATGATGGTGCAATGTGGACAAGCATAGTAGATATTACGTTTATTCTATTAAAGCCAACAGGAACTATAAAGTTTTCTGTATCAGGAAAAACCGAAGATGAGCCACTTCAGCCGTTCGTTAATTTTAGCAAAAACTTTACACCAAAAACCATCCCTGGTGGTTGGAATGATCCAACAGGATGGAATAGTCCACTAGGCTGGGGATTTGTACCCAAAAAATACAAAAAATCCAGCGGAGAGGTTCGTATACCAATCACGAAAGATATTGATGAAGACGTGAACTGGATTCAATATTCGGTTACTACTAATGAGCCAGGAGCTGATTTTGAATTATCTGACGTAATCATCCAGCACATACCAATTGGGGTGATTTTTGAGGAGGATGAAGATGAATAAAACAAAAAAGGAGAACAGTATGGAACAAAACGAGCGCCTAGCTCGCTTAGAGACATTTAATGAAAAGGTTGTCGAACCGTCCCTTGCGCAAATCTTAAGTAAACTCGACGAACTTGTCAGAAGAACTGAGTTCAATGAACGCAAAAGGTTTGTCGATGCCAAACTATCAGAATTAGAGCAGGCAATCAATAATATTAACGACCGCAACGAAAAACTAGATGGCAATATTTTCATCAAAGCCATTATCACGGGTGAGAAGAAGGTGGTAGGTTTAATCGTGAAATACACAGGACTAACTATTCTTATTGGTACAGTAGCATTTTTCGTACTCACCCAATTCATCAATTCCATTCAGTCAACCAAACCAGAAATGCGTGAAGTTATTAAAGAAGTTAAGGAGGTAACAAAATGATAGAAAAAGCTCTAGCGTGGTTTTACGCACGTAAAGGACAAGTTTATTATTCGATGGAAAATCGGAATGGTCCTAACTCATACGATTGTTCGTCGTCGGTATATTACGCCCTAAAAGAGGCTGGTATATTACCGTCAAGCTATTGGATAGGTAATACTGATACTTTATTCGATGCGCTAGAAAAGAACGGCTGGGTGCGAGTGCCAACGGACGCTAACGGCGACGCACAATGTCAACGAGGCGATATATTTATCTGGGGTATACGTGGTAATTCTGGTGGAGCTCTCGGGCATACGGGGATATTTAGCTCGCCTGATAATATCCTTAATTGTCGTTATCAAGCAGGTATTGTTGAGGATAATCATGACTGGCTCTGGAATGCGTCAGATCGACCGCCATATACATTCTATCGATATGTAGGTAAGCCAATTCTAACCCCACAGCGTCGTGTAGCGCTGCCAGAGGTGTACTATGCTGATGAGGTAGCTACAGTATTCGATATTCGTCAAATCCGTTGTAATCGCCTTACACACGCCTTTGATTGGGAAGATAATGGTATACCAGAAGCAGTAGCAACTAAAGTAGATAGAGACGGCTACTTAGTGGGTGGAGATGTTAATACGGGTGATTACTTCCGATTAGTTGGTGGAATGGATGTTGTAGGCGGAGAAAATGACGGCGGACACAGTTACGTACTGGTCAAGATGGGCAATGAGTCCATTTGGGTACTTGCAGAGCGTACTAGAGAGTTAGCACCTAACGATTTCGGTACGCCTCGACCACAAGAGAGACCAAAACCTACCCCTGCGCCAGTAGTGCCTAAAGAGGAAAAGCAAGTAGAAAAAACACCCGACAAGCCTATAGCACCACAGCCGACTAACGAAGATGTAATGCGTGAAATAGGCAAGATTAAACAGGATGTAGCAGACAATAAAGGTTTATTGAACAAAATCCTAGCAGGTATAAACAGTATTATAGAATTCCTAAGTGGTTTATTTAAAGGATTTAAAAAATAAGGAGGAAATATGGAAAAAGTAAAATCATTATTTAGCGTAGAGACTAAAAATGGACGAGCTATGAGAACTCTTTTACAGGGATTCTTAGGAACGATGATAGCGTTTACAGGTTTATACGGCGTTCCGCAGTTCACTGAGTTCATGAGAAGCCTAGATGCATTGACGGGGTCTCTCATATTCTCAAGCGGTTCGGCAGCAATAGCTGCGGGGATTAGCCGTTTGATGCCTGTGATTAGTGCGATTATAGAGCTTATCAAGGAGAAAAAATAATGTTACGAAAAGTATCAGCAGACGGCAAAATGCCAGCGAAAGCTATTTTAACAGCTCAAAAAGAAAAAGGCGCTCAAAGCATATCTGTTAGTACGGTTGAGGGCTGGAGAGTTGGAGAAGTTCAAGACTTTATTATATTCACAACAGATGGAGAGGATGTGGTGCCTGGTTCTGTAAGTTCTTGGACGGGCATTCCTGCGGCAAATGGCGACATTACCGAACTCACCCTGACAGGCGGAATGGATATTTTATATCCTATAGGAGCTGTTGTTATGTCAACGGCTACGTCTTCATGGGCGAATGAATTAATCAGTGCGCTACTTGTTGCACATAATCCAGATGGAACTCTTAGAGGTGAAGCTATTCCTGAAATACCAGATAAATCCATTACAACCGACAAGATTAATTTTACGTCGATACCTATGTTTTCAGCCACCACAGCACCTGAGCAGTGGTCAGTGCTAGATTCAACAAAAGATGTCATTGTTCCATTCGATACTATCGAGTATGATACCGCCAAGATGCTAGACACTAAAACCTATCGGGCAACAATTCCTAAAAAAGGTATCTATCATATTCATGCTCGTTGCGGTATAGCTTCAGCGGGCTTTAATCCTGGTACGACGGCTTTAATTAGAATTTTCAAGAATGACAATATATTCAAAGAATCTCAACGAATTACTGGTTCTGGAAACTCTATGACTATTCCAATTCCAACACTAGATTGTGACGCTCTCCTGGAAAAGGGAGATGTACTTGACGTCAGAGCTAGATGCACAGATTCTCGTAATTTTGGCGGTGGAAGTTCCCAGAGTGAGTTCAATATAAGGTTTGTTGCAGAAGTCTGACTAATCGCTATCTAACCGAAGCGATAATCACTCCCCAGTTTAAAAGATAGGTTAGATAAAGATCACATTGTAATATATGATGACCTTAACCATAGAGACATCGACGTAGCAATAGTGTTTTGACTTTTACGCTAGAGTTTGCTAATATAAGAACATATCAGATACGCATTTGATAACCTCGGTCGTTTTTGACTGGGGTTTTCTTTGTCTAAAAATAACCTCTTTCTCAAAATCGATAAATCGTGAAAAAGTTGTCAAGGGTTTTGCACCAAATCCTACAGTCTTTTTTACTACATCAACAAAAAACGCCACAGGAAGTAATGGTGCTAGTTTTCTTTGGCTCAAAAGGAGAGGGTTAAAATGGGAAAAATTGTTCATATTTCCGAGGTAATTCCAAACACGCAGATATTCCATTTAACAGAGGAGTGGAGGCGTCGTAATGAATGTAAATGACGTTCTGAAAGCTGGCGTTAGCGCTGGATATAATGTTGATATTGCGCGAGAGTTCGGAATAAACGAAGCGATCGTATTAAACAAGCTCGTTTATCTACACCAAATGGCTAAACGAAGTGATGGCTTTACTTGGTATACGGCTAAGGATTGGGAAAAACACACAGCCTTAAGTTACTATCAAGTAAACAAAGCGCTACAGCACCTTGTTGATAAAGGTATTGTTGAAGTGAAAAACACCTATATTCAGAGTACTACCACAAAAGCTAAGCACTACAGGTTTATCCTAGAAACTTCAAAATCAGAAATTGAAGAAACTTCAGTTCCTATAGGTTTTTTAGAAACTTCAAAATCAGGAAGTGAAGAAACTTCAAAATCTGTAAATAATAACGCTATTAATAACGCTAATAATATAGTAAGTAATAGTGAAGTTGATAAAAAACTACTCGACTTACTCAACCAGAAAACCAAGCGCAATTTCCGAATGCTGCCACGTGGCTACAAGGAAACTCTGAAGCAGTTTTCGTTAAAAGAAATCGAAGAAGCACTCGACGTCCTCGTAGAAGACGATTGGCATAAAGGCAAAATCCACGAACTCAGAAGCGACTATCTGCTCAGAGCCTCCACGATAGACAACATGCTATCAAAACGGAAGAAGCAATCTGAAGGCATGGCGGATCTTGACGAATTATACGGAGATGGGGAATGGCTGAATACGTTATAGAAAACCCAGATGGCTCTAAAACGTGTTTTAAGGACTTTACAGCGTACTTTATCGCCGAGATGATAAATTACCACAATGAAGCCATAAAGTCGCTCAGAAACGATTACATGACGTTTAAGAGCATATCCAGAACCAGTAAACATTCCGAAATGTACGAAGAGCTATTTAAAACGATCATTGAAGCGGGTAATTACCACAAAACAAGAATCAGGGAGATACTACATGGACAATTTGACCTTTCTTAAGGGAAAGATCGAAGCCTTAAAGCCTGCAGATCAGGTAAAACTATACGAATATGTGCTCGGAGCATCGGTTGAAACGGCAAAGTCAGCAAGGGCAGAGCTTGAATTTGAAATGTTAGCTGACTACCACGATGAAATCGAATTCCGTATGAAAAACTGGGGCAAAATCATGGGATTGCATACGGGAAATTGGGTGCTTGATCGTATGACGATGGGATTGGCTCCAGGTGAACTTATCGTCATCGGAGGAGCTACGAGTAACGGTAAAACGGTCTTAAGCATGAATATCGCAGCAAACGTCGCTAAACAGGGAAAATCAGTGCTGTTTGTCACTCTAGAAATGACACATGGTGAAGCTGGTGTGCGTTTTCGTAAAATACTTGGCGAAGAGCAATATGATAAATGTGGAGCTACAATATTTTTTCAAAAAAATGACGAGCTAAGTTGGCATTCTATCGACGGATTAATTCGCAAAGCTAAAGAAGAGGCAGATTGTGAATTGGTTGTTATTGATCACCTTCATTACTTTACGCGAGAAATTCAAAATATTGCTGATGAATTAGGAAATATTACCAAAGAATTGAAGAAAAATGCAATCAGACATCAACTGCCGATTATTTTGATCAGTCATACTCGAAAAGCACCAGATAGCCATACTCGAAAGACTGGGATCAACGATTTGCGAGGCTCAAGCTATATCGCACAGGATGCGGATATCGTTTTGATGGTTGAGCGGAATTTAAAGGAATTTCCGAACGATATCATCGTCACACTAGAAAAAAACCGCAACAGATATGGCTGCAAGGTTGGTACATCTTACCATTTTGAATTTAGGGAGCTTAAGGTGATTGAACCATCAAGAAACGATAGGTTTGATGAGTAG